AAGCACGTTGCTATAACTCATACCTGTCATGCTGAATGGATCATAGATACGTGCAGCCGCTGGACTCATCTCGTGGAATATTCTTCGTATTTCTATGCGATTGAAACTTTCACTAGGATTTCCAAACAATGCTTGCAAGTCATATGTTTGTTGACCCTGTTTTACATTTATGCTTCCACTTTTCCAATCAACATTTCCTCCAACACCAAATTCTGTTCCATACCCTTCCGCAATTTTTATGATATATGGCAATCCACTTCCAACCACATTTGTTTGAGTGATGTTTGTACTAGTTGATGTACCTTGCAATACTCCAATATTATTGCGAATATTAAACTGATTTACTTGTGCACTATATTCATAAATGGCTTCTTCAAAGCATGCATAAAAATTTGTATCAATCATTTCTATGTCTGTGATAGGATAGCCAAGTCTTGTTGCTGCCCATTTTGCCGAAGCGGGAGCGTCGGCCTGAAATACAGTATCTCCTTCAAAAAAACCAAAAGGCGTTAATCCGCTACCCGAAGTAATAGCGGAACCACTGCCTGGCCACCTTACTTTATCTTGGTCAATAGTATAATTTATGCTTGTGTCTGCCATATTATATAAATATATCAACGCTCCCTAAATGAGATAGGTATAAATTATAATATTAGAATAGATACGCCGATTGCTATATATTTATATAGTATGATAAAACTGAAAGATATACTGGTTAAGAATAAGATAATACGCGAAGATATTGGCGATGTACAACCAGGTGATGTAAAGTTTGTAGTACCGCCCGCTCAAATATCATATGCTAAAGCGGCGGGAGATGGAGCAGGTAAACCATATACAAGACCAGATGTTGATTTTTCAGGAACAGGCGATGAAGGATTGCTGATTACAAAGGCGATGAATATAATAAAGCCGTTTGAAAATAGCGTAAATAATCCGAAAGGCGGATTTGATAAAAAGTCAAAAAAATGGTTTCCACACAAAAGCTTGGAAGGCGGCTCAGATACTATAGCATATGGGCATAAGTTATTACCCGGTGAAGATTTTAGCAAAGGACTAACAGACAGTGAAGCAGAACGCCTGTTGGAAAAAGATATACGCGAAAAAATAAAACTCGCCAAGTCCAAGATGTCAAATTTTGATGGTATGCCGTTGACCATAAAACTGGCTATAATCAACGCATTATTTAGAGGAGATATGGGACCAAAAACAATGAGGTTATTATCTCAAAACAAGTTTGGTGATGCAGCAAAGGAATATCTCAATCACGCCGAATATAGATCGACCAAAAACATTGGTGTAAAAAAACGAATGCAATGGAACTATAATGTGATGAAATCTGCGGCATAAAACTATGAAATTATTATCACTATTATTATTGCCATTACTATTGCTATCTGGCTGTGCAACAACCGGAGGTCATGTTGTTAGCAGACCGGCATATCCGCCAACAAGAGTAATTGTTGTTCAACCAGAATATTATACTCCAATGTATATACATATGCGTAGTGATTTTTGGTATGTTGGTAAACACCATTACCATCATCGCTATAGACGATAAAAATTAACCCCACAATAAAGTGGGGTTTTTTATTACAACTTTCTTTTGTGATATTTCACCGTGGTAGTTGAAACACCATACTTTTCTGAAATCTGAATATTAGTTAGTATACCGTCGCTCAAATCTTTATAAAATTGTTCCTTGTTTTGTTTTAGTAATTTTCTACCTTCACTTACTTTGTTTCCTCTATTTGCCTCCACTTTTACCTTTTTTCCTTTCATTCCATTATCATATACATAATTTATATTTCTGGATGACAGCATTTCACGGCGTTCATTGTATTTGGCTGTGCCAATATCATTGCCATATTTTTCAGTGAACCATTGTAGTGTATATCTGCCGACGGCACGTTGTTTTTGTTTGCTGATAGCGGCGATGCTGTGGTGCTTTCCAAACATTCCGTTATTTTCTCCCCCGTTCCACTCTTTCATTTTTTCTCTGATTTGTTCTTTATTTGGGTTGTTGGAGAAATTATCACCGCCCAACGCGGTTTTTCCTATATTATATCCTATAGATTTAAATGGTTGTAATGTATCCAAATAATGTTGCTCACGCAATGCACAATTTTCTGGAGGGCATTCTTCCAGAATAGTGAACGAAAAGCTCTTCTCGGTATATTTGTTCCAAGAACGTTGTAAAATGATATTAACGTGTTTGTTATTTTTGAGCATCATTTTGTGCTCAGTAAATCTTTGTTCGATATCTTTGGAAGATCCAACATAGAATTTTCCGTTAGCTTCGTTTGTTATTTTGTATACTCCCGATTTTTTCATATATGGATAAATATTACCGTAGAACTCCAAAACATCAAAAATTTAGATAAAAAAAGAACCGGTCTTTCGACCGGTTCTTTGTAGTTTTCCCTCTAAGAGGCGAAGTATTAAACTTCGTTGAGGTTGCCGATGACGATCTTGCCGTAAAATTCGGGCCTGATCATCTTCTTGGCATAACGTGTCATCACGCCACGGCGTGGTGTGAAGTTCACTGGGTCGTACACCAATGGTGTCTGAATCAGTGGGATGTATGGAGCGTATACAGCGCCGGTTTCTAGGAAGTTGCTTCCACGGAAACCAACCAACATGACGTTGTCGGTCATGTATGGGTTCTTGTAAACGGTCCAACGGTTGCTTAGAGCGCCAACCTTGGCAACACCCATTGCGAACTTGGCTTGATCGCCGTCCGTGTTGGTTGTGAAGCCAGGGATGCTTTCGATGATGGTAGCAACGTCTGGGCTGCAAACTAGGAAGTTTGCACCACCACGCAGGGTCAACTGGTGGATCTTGTTGCTGACCTTCTGGATCTTGTTACCCAATGTCTGGAACCAGGTGCTCTTGACATAAGCAGTGCGGTTAGCAGCTGTGTCAGCGAACAATCCGGTTGTAGCATTGTATTCCTGACCGATACGAGCGGACCAGAATTCAGTTGTAGCAGCTGGAGCATTGACGAGCAACATATCGAGGATTTCTAGATCGATTTCCATCGAAACATACTCAGATAGAAGAGCAGTTAGCTCTGCTTCTGCGTCAATCGAGTGGTAAGCGTTCAAGTCTTGAGCCAATTCTGGTGTCCAGACGGCCTTTAGCTTACGAGTCTTCGCGACGATAGCTTCGGACTTGAGTTCTAGGTTGACTTCCGGAATACCAACATCGGCATATAGACCTGAAGTACCTGCGCCTGCGGAGGCTGCTGTATCTTCGAAGTCGCCACGGCTGGTGTCGGCTGGCTGCTTGTGATAAGCAACCAATACGGTACCACTGATACCAGAACCGGATACGTAGAAGGTTACGTTGTTGCCAGAGACAGTTGTGAATGCTGGATAGAAATCAGCGATACCAGAACCAGAAACAGTGAAAGCACGAGCGCCATTGGCGTCGAAGTTTGTGCTGCTTAGGTCAACGGTTAATCCAAAGATCTTTCCTGCGGACAATGATGCACTGAGATCGGTGTTGAAGTTGATTTCTTCCCAATTGGCAGAAGCTGTTGTCTGCGCCTTGGTTGTTGTCTGGTCATTGATGGTATAACCAAAGCGGCCTTGGCCATATAGACCATTGACTGCGCTGTCGGTTGAACCCAACTTTGTTCCAGTACCACCGAATAGCGAGTTACCGCTGAATGATGGCTTACCAGCCTGATCAGAGCCGTACTTGAAGTCTAGATAAAATACTAGACCGCTTGGTAGGTTCATTGGCTGAACGCTTACGAATTCCTTCGCGGCGATTTCAGCGAATACACGACGAACTAGTGGTAGAGCAACGCCCGCCCACTGTTCAGAACTGCTTGATGTACCTGTGCGGGTAGCTTCGTCGATCAGTTGTTTTGCTTGATTTTCCAGAAGGATGGACATGTGTGACTTTTCCATGTCGCTCTTGATGCCTTCTAGGAGACCAGTCTTTTCCCACTTGGAGACAAGACCGCGAGTTTCAGACATGAGCTTGGCCATTGGATTGGTTGTCTCAGTCAATAGTGATTTGATACTTGACATATATTTTCCTTATTTAAGGTTTGTTGTTGATTGTTATTAACTACGAATACCGGCTAGTTTCTTGAAGCGGTTTGCCATGTCGGCTCCTTCTGCAATAACTGCTGGTTTTGTTGGTTTGGTTGATGCAACCGATTTGCTGGCGAGACCTTCGGTGATAGTCTTGACGGTTGTTGATGCTGGCTTTTTGGCTGGCACAACTTCCTTCTTGGCACCGAAACTAAATGATTCTGCCAATGTTGCGTAAACGAGTTTTGCCTCACGAACAGACTTCGTTAGGTCAAATGATTCGATTACCTTTAGTTTCTGCTCGTTATTCAAGCTGGCTGCTTTGAACAATTTGTTCGTATACAGCAACTTGGCATTGAGCAGGTTTACTTCATTGATGCGGTCCCGTAGATATGTAACAGCGCTACGGTATTCTGCTAGTTCCTTCTTCAACGAAAGATTTTCTTTGATGATTGACTCGTTGGCTTCTTCCTTCTCGTCATCATGTTTTTCAGCTTTTTCGGCTTTTTCTTTTTGGTACTTTTTGAGGTGTTCGATGCCTTCATTGGCTTCTTCTTTTTCTTCTTCCTTTTCTTCCTCATCTTCACCTTCGGATAGAAGTTCGTCGAGGTTGATCTCTTCGTCTTCTCCGTTACCAGCAGCAGCTTCCATTGGAGCGGACATTTCTTCCATTCCAACTTCATTTACGCTATTTTCCAGTTCTTTTAGGATTTCATCCAATGATTCTTCGTCGATTTCTTCGCCATCTCCTTCTTCAAGGGCGACTAATTCGTTTGAAGCACCTTGTGGATCTTCTGTGTGGTGACCGGCGGTGGTCTTGGTATAATCGGCAGAAGCTTTGCCATCTTTCTTAGTTGCTGGCAATGATCCTTTTGTACCACCAATTGATGAAGCGGCTGATTTGACCATGTTCTTACCTGGATCTTCGGTCTTGTGTCCAGCAGTGGTCTTTTTATAGTCAGGAGATGCTTTGTCACCTTCCTGAATATTTGAAGTAGCTAGTGTTGGATCTAGTTCTGCACCGATTGTTCCACGAATTGCTTCTTCGTCCATTTCTTCTTCTTCTGCCATTGGCATTTCTTCTGTAGGAGCAGCTTCTGGTGCGGGAGCAGCTGGTGCAGCTGGTGCAGCTGGAGCAGCTGCTTGTGCCATCATTGCTGCGTCTTGAGCAGCATCGGCGTGAACTTCTGGAGCAGGAGCAACTGGCAATGGTTCATCGCCTTCTACTTCTTGCTTTAGTTTTTCTGCGAGCATGCTTTGGATTTTTGGCGTAAAAGCTTCTTCCAAAGCAGCTTTGGCATTGGCGAGGGCGGTAGCACGTACTGCCTTAGCGTCTGCGATAGCTTGTTTTAATAGGTCTGACATAATAATAGTTTTATCTTTGTTGTTGATGAAACTATTAAGAGTTTCAAGATGTTAATATGTTGCTTCGCATCAAAGAATGATGCATTTTATAATAAATAAATATATACGAAAAGTAAAAAAATATAAAATATTTTTACTTTTTATAATTTATTACAACTTTGAAACTGCTGGTGAAACACCTTCTTGTAGATCTTTGATTTCAAAATAACGATTTAGGTTGGTGCCCATTTGTTCGTATAATGCCTGCATACGCTGTTCAAGAACGTGTGCTTCCATAGCATATTTTTCGAACTCGTCACTGCACTTGGATAGTTCTTTCATATTACGTTCCGGCATAACACCATCAAACCATGCACCGTCGTTTGTCTTTTTTCTACCTTCCAACTCTTCTGACAGAAACTTTTGAGCATGCTGGGCTACTTCACTAAGACTATGGGCAATTTCCATGAGACTTGCTTCGCGAGCCAACATACGACCATATTCGTTATAGCGACCGATGGCTTCTAAAGCAACTTTCTTTTCTTCATTGGTCCAAGATTCCGCTTGAACGGAAGAAGGATTCTGCGTTTCAATGCCCTCTAATAATTTTCTTAATTTTAGTACATTCATAATATTTTAAGCGGTTGGTTCTTCGGGTGTTTCTGGTTCTTTATTAGCCAAAGTCTTCATACTTGAAAGTAGTTCTGGCATACCAGGTATATTCATGTATGTAACAACATCTTCGGAAAAATTGCTTAAATCTTTTGGAGTATTGATCTTGAGCGTATTCACCATTTCTCCAGCAAGTGCGTCAATCGTATTTGTTTTAAATGCATGATCTAATACTTTACCAAGCAAGAACTGGGTTCCAGAAGACGAACCAAGGCTGATATATGCATGTTTTTTGATTTCTTTTTCTGCCTGCTCTTTTTCCGCTTTCGCCTTTTCTAGCTCTGCTTTTGCCTTGGCGGCATCTGCTTTTGCCTGGTCGGCTTCGTCTTCTCCGGTATCTTCTGTACCGGCGTCGGCACCTGCTTCAGGCGTAGCGTCTGCTTTATCGGCTGGTTTTGCTCCTGCCGCTGGCGCTGGTTTAGCCGCACCAGTATCTTTTGGCTTTTCATCTGCTCCTCCTAACGGTGGCAAATCTCCACCAGTTTCGTCTGCTGCTGGTTCTTCTGCTGGAGCGTCTTTTTTCTTTTCGTCTTGTTCTTTTTTGACACTCTTCTTTTTTCTTGCTTCGTATATAGTTTCCCAACTCAAATCATTCAATCTATATTTGTTGGCGTTACTTGATATTTCAGACAATATCTTCTTGAGATGCGGATTGGTGATTTTGTTGTTCATATATTATAAATATATACGAGTAGTTATAAAATGTTATTGTTTTTGCTTAGTTTTGTTGGCAATCTCATTCAGCTTGTTTTCAAGCATATCATCATATTCATCTTCGGACCCATACTTCTTTTTCAATACCGCTACAACTTTATCGTACAAATCTTCTTGTTGAGGGGACTTCATTGAATTCCAAATATTTTTAATTTTTGGATTCTTTATATTGTCTATAACATCTTCAATTTGGTGAAATTCTATATATTCTGGAGAATCAAGTCCCAGGTTATTCATATAATTCTCTGATTCTTTGGCAAGATATTTTACCAATTTATCCATGCCACCAGTAGTTCCGCCTGCTGGAGCTTTTGTTTTCTGAGAAAGTTTGTAAACTATCTTTTGCGGGGTTTCGCCATCAAAAGAGTCTGGATCTGCTTTTATTGCCTTGTTGTACAAATATGTAGTTACCATACTATGCAACTCATTTTGCTGCTTTGAGCTTAGATTTTTCCAGAACTGAGTAATCTCTGGATTCTTTAAACTTTCTATTTCTGACTGAAGTGTATCAATGCCAGCATCATGTGGAGCATCAAGGCCAACGTAGTTTTGAAAATCTTCTACTTTCTTGGCTAATAACTTGACGAGTTTTTCCAGTTGAGACGGATCTGACATATTAGTTGCTGGTTTTTTCATGATGTTTCTTTCTTTTATAGTTGATAAGTTGTTTTCAGTTTTAGCGTCCGGAACATTTGCGTATAGTGCGGCTAGATATTTACTTACTGGACCTTTTGTACATCCTACTTTTTTTCCAGTATCTGCTTTATATACGCATTTTCCTTTCGTTTTGTACGGCATGAGTTTATCTTACTTCTGATAGAATATTACGGATAATATTTTCTATCTTTAGATATTTGTTGATGTCATTGGCTCCTACTGAAGCGATGACTTGACCACGATTTACACCCTCATTGATTGCACCCGGAGACATATAAGCACCGCGTGTTGATGGAGAACTTACAAGGTCAAAACAAAGTAGTTCAAAATCATCCTGAACTTCCACTGTATTTTCATTCATTTGGCGAACACTGCCAAGACCACGGCTGCTGATGCCAAGACGGACATTGTTCTTGATGAGTTCTCTAGCAATATTACCAGATGGTGTTGTCAATAGTTCAATCTTACCAACAACAGTATCGCCTTCCCAATGGCATTCTACTACGTTGTGGGATACGTTCTTTAGATTGATAATAGAACTATCTGGATGGTCAAGTTCTCCAAGAGCACGACGTTCGCTTATGATTTGTTTATACTTTTCTATTTCGCGAGAAAGCACTTCTTTTGGATATACACGACCGTTGTGATTCTTTTCTCCTGCTTTTTGGAGTGGTCCAGACAATACAAGAGGTGCGTTTGGATTTGAACGTGCTTCGTTGAGCATCTGTGGAGAGATGTCAAATGGTATAAAATCTACTAGTAGTTGCTTGCTCATATTTTATCCTTGTGGAAGTATATTCTTGGCAACAGGCGATCCTGCTGGTGTTGGCTTCATTGGTACAATACCGCCAACATTTCTTAAACCAGACTGTTGTGTAGAAGATGCTGTTGTGGCTGGATTTACTTGTATCTGAGAGTCATCTAGATAATAATCAGACTGAGATGCATTGCCTTCTTTACCAGAAAATACAACATAATATTTGTCTTTCATATAGCGGACTTGCACGTCGCTGACAGCTATTGTATAATCTTTTTCAATCTGTCCGATGCTGCCTTTTGAAGCATTGGCAGTAACAGTCTTTTTCAAG